ATTGCAGGTGCAAGACCTGCAACAGGTGTATCACAGAACATGACAAGACCAAACATTGAACAGATGGCAAAGAATAAGGGTGAAGGTTGGCATTCCTTTGGAATCAAAACAGCATCTATGGAACAGTTGCTGATGATTGTTGAAATGGGAATGATGAACCTTCAGACTGCTATTTGTCAGGGTGTTGTCAATCTTCCAAGTTCTGGCACAACAAGTTCTTATGCAGGTGCGACAGGTTCAACAGCTTCACTTGGTAATGGCACAGGCAGAGCAACAGAAACAACTACATATGAAGGTGGTGTTGCAACAGAAAACACAGCAGATGAAAAAACTTCTATTTGTTATCGTGGTGTTGAGAACTTTTGGGGTAACATTTGGAAGTTTGTCTATGGTGTAAATATTTGGGGTAATGGAAAGATGGCAGGTGGTATGCCTTACATCTGTTCAGACTTCAATTATGCTGAAGGAAAGAACACAGACAACTATGAAGGTGCAGGATTCACAGTCACAAAAACAAATGGATATGTTTCAGCAATGGGATATTCTACTAAGTATGATTGGTTATTCATAGCATCTGAATGCCTTGGAAACAGCTCACTTCCTGTTGGTGATTATACTTATATCGCTGAAAACCTGAATGGATATAGGATTGCTCTATTGGGCGGTAGTTGGAGTAATGGTTCTGGTGCGGGTGGTTTCTGTTGGAGTTTGCATGACGGTGTTGGGAATCGTGGTCGTGGTATCGGCGGTCGCTTGGTGTATGTACCACAATCAAATTAGGAGGTTATTGCATGAAACAATACAACAATATTCAATCAACAATCAAACCAAAAAATATTGATGTACGACCTAATAAGGTCTACATCAATATTAATGTGCACGAAATTGTTCAAAAAATTGATGATGAAGAAATCACAATGTATGAATATGATTCAATCGAATACACAAAAGATGAATATATTGCAATACAGTATAAACAAAATGATGAAACGCAATCAGCACTCGCTGAAATTTATGAAGTATTGGGAGGTTAAATCATGAAAGCTATGTCTTATATTTATGCGAATCTAATACAAAATGGACACCGTACAATCGATACGGTTCCCGAAAAGTTAAGAGAAGAAGTCAAAGAGATTCTTATTGAGCGTGGTTTCCCTAGATTGGCAGGTGTTGAGTAATGAAAGATTTTTATGGAAATTCAATTCAGAAATATTATGAAACTGCAAAAAGTGGCAAGCTTACAGGCATGTACGGTGAAGGACAGGTAAAAACTGGGGATATTTCACTTGATTCAGGCACTTATGTAGTAACTGTAAGAATTGAAAATGATACGTCTGTTGGCAACAGTTTATCAACAGGGGTATATCATGCAAGAGTTCAAACAAATGATGGCAACACTCTTTTAAGTGGGTCACATACAGGAGATTCAGGATATCCACTGGCATTTACAGTAAGTCAAATTGTAAATTTTGAATCGGAAACGTCCTTTTTCGCACTTGGTCAAACAACTACATCATCAAGCGTAAATGGGGGATTGAAAGTAATATTAAGAGCGGTAAAAGTAAATTAGAAAAAGAAATGTTAATGTGAAACCAAAAGCATATCTTTTTGAAATAGGAGAAAATCAATGATTAAAGATTTATTATTTTTGTTAAGAGAAGTCCACTTTGCTAATTCATATATTGTATTCATTGTACCTTTTGTAATGATGGGAACTGATATTATCACAGGTTTGTCGCAAGCGTGGAAAAACCATAACATCAGAAGCTCAAAGATGCGTGATGGATTGGCAAAAAAGATTGGAGAAATCTCATTAATTTTCGTATGTGCAGTAATGTGCTATTGTGTCAGTGCACCACAGGAAGTTTATTATATTGTCCCTCTTTATGTTACGTTATGTGAATTGTTATCTATTGTTGAAAATATTGATAAGCTAGGTTTTGAATTGCCTGATTTTGTATCAAGCAAATTAAATAATGTAAATACTACAATCACAAAAGGTGATATGGAGGATATTCAGAAAAGCATTATCGAACTAAGAAAATTATTAAAAGAATTTGATAAAAAGGAAGATGATGATAATGAGTAATGCAATCTATTTATTTAATGGTGGTAAAAAAATTGCATACTGTCCAGACCTTGAAAGCTATGCTAAAAAGCATGGACAATGGATTGATAAAAAGCATGGAAAAAAAGGTGATGTAGCCTTAATGGATTTTGGAAAGGGCAGAGCATCGCATACAGGTATTGTCGAAGAAAAGACAGTTTTAGGATATAAAATTGCTGAGGGAAATACCTCAGTTACTTCCAATGATAATGGTGGAAAAGTCATGATAAGAACAAGAACCACAAAGCATATTCGTGGATTCTATCGACCTAAATATGATAGTAAAGTAACTGCAAGTATGATTGTTGCAAAAGCAAAATCACAGGTTGGCGTTAAAGAATCGCCAGCAGGTTCTAATAAGGTAAAATACAATACATGGTATTATGGTAAGGAAGTAAAAGGTTCTTCTTATCCTTGGTGCATGGTGTTTGTTTCATGGGTTTTTGCTCATACAGAACAGAAGACAGCTGTTGCTGTAAGTGTAGAACATAAGGAGCCTGTTGGTCACGCTACCGTAAATGTTAAAAATTCGGCTCCTAAGCTGTCTTTTTCAAAGACTGTAAAAGAGTATCAGCACGCTTATAATGTGTCTTACAAAGGAAATTTAGCGGAAGATGGACTATTAGGAGAAAAGACAAAAGCTACTTTCTCTAAAGTTCATCTGTATAAAGGTGTCCAGCATAAGAAAACCATTACAAAGTTCGTGCAGTCAAAGGTTGGTGCTAAACCAGATGGCATCTTTGGTAGTGATACAGAAAAGAAAGTAAAAGAATATCAGAAAAAGCACGGCGTACCAAATACAGGACACGTTAAGAAGAAAACTCTAACAGCTATGGTAAAATAGCAAAATGTAATGTATAATCTTATTACACAAAGTGATTGGTATATCTGTACTATCCCAAAAGGCTCTGCATGAAAATGTGGAGTTTTTTGTTTTTGACAACGTAAAGTTACGATGCTATAATATGTATGTACTGCCCAAGTACTATTAGTTCAATACCTCTGTGCTTAATTTTTAGGAAAGCGTGCCAATTCGTTGGTACGTTTTTCTTTTTGTTATAAAATTGAAATAGGAGGGTGGTCACAAAATGGACAAAAATATTGATTTGAGGGAATTTCCTAATAGCGTTATAACCAATGCAGTCAATGAATATATCCATAATAAAAGAAACAGGGACATATTAAAAAGGAGATATATTGATGGATTGACCTATGAGCAGTTGGCTTATCAGTTTGATATGAGCGTTAGACAGATTAAAAACATCATCTATACAAATAAGGAAGAATTAGTTAAAAAAATAATAATTAGGTGTTGAAATCTGCATTTATATATGATAATATATATGTAGAAAGAGAAAGAGAGGAAATAAAAAATGAAAGCAAATGAAATGAAAGTTAAAGTTAATGAATTATTAAATGAAGCAAGACAAAAGGCAATCGATAATGTATGGCCATATTATTTAGACTTAGCTTATGGTGATGAAGTTGAAGCAAAAGATTATCTTGAAGAAGATAGAGAAAATGGAGAACTTGATGATAACATCAAAAGTTGGACATTAGATAACATTCGTGATGCAATCAGTGAAATTCGTAAATCAGCTCTTTATAGTGATGATGAAAAAGAAGCTATGATTGATGAACTTCATGAATGTCCAGAATATCAAGAAAATGAAGATAAAATTGCAAAGATATTTGCAGACTATTTTGTAAGACGTGCAAAACAGTATACAAGATATAAAGAAATTTACTTAAAATAAGGGTGTACAAACTACACCCTTACAATTAAGTTGATTTTAAAAGATTGATTAAAGAAAAAGAGGAGGAAAAAATCAATGAGAGTAGAATTATTGAAAGCTATTGAAGATGCAAATAAGCAAATGACTTCAATGGACATTAAAGGAAAGGATTATGTATTAGTAAATCAGAGGGTAAAGGCATTTAGATTGGTTTACCCAGATGGTAAAATTCTTACCAATATGGCAAGCAATGAAAATGGTGTATGTGTTTTCAGGGCAGAAGTTTATGATGGTGATGGAAAGTTACTTGCCACAGGAACAGCGTATGAAAAAGAAAATGGAAGTTTCATCAATAAGACTTCATATATTGAAAATTGTGAAACATCTGCAATCGGTAGAGCGTTGGGCTTCTGTGGTTTCGGTATCGATGCAAGCATAGCTTCATATGAAGAAGTTTCTAATGCAATGCTTAACCAGAAAAAGAAACCTGCAAAGACTAACAAAGCGACTAATAAAACACCAGCAAAGAAAGAAGAAAATGCTACTAGAGAAAGCATGTTGGAGTATCTGGTAGCAATGTACAAGGAATACAAGGAAAATGTAGCTATGTACATCAAGCCATTATTAAAAGCAAACAATGTAAAGGTAGTTAGCGATTTAAACAATGAACAGTTAACAACTTTATACACTGCTGTAAAATCAAATGAGAAAGGAATCAAGGGGCTTTAAAGCCCCTTTATAGGAGGAAAAATATGGAATTATTAAAGAGAATCGAATCAGAAATCAAAGAATTGAGCATCACCAATGATGAAGAATTGAAAAATGCCAATGATTTAGCAAAGGAAATCAATAAAGGCATCAAGGAGGTTAAGGCTCATTATAAGCCACTAAAGGACGAAACCAATAAAGCCCATAAGAAAGTAGTGGCAGAAGAAAAAGAAGCCCTAAAGCCTTATAATTCAGCTTCTAAGGTCGTTAAAGACGCAATCGGTAAGTATATGCACGAATTAGAACAAAAACGCCTAGAAGAAGAAAAAAAGCGTTTAGAGGAAGAAGAAAAAAACAAGGAACTAGAGGACATTTTCGGGCTTGAAATCAAGGAAGAAATCGAACCTCAAAAACCTAAAGTAGAATTAGGTGGCACTCATGTCAGAAAGAAATGGAAAGCAAGAGTTGTTGATGAGGACAAGGTACCAGAAAAGATTGGTAATATCCGAATTAAGAAAATTGATATGAAAGTATTAAATGATTTTGCTCAAACATTCAATGGCGAAAAGCAAATTGATGGTGTTGAGTTCTATCAAGAAGAAAGTGTGGTAATTAGATAATGGCTGATAGTGAAGCAAAATTAAAAGTGAATAGTTTTGGCGTAGAGGGTAACAATTTAACTGTTACCCTTTCTGCTCAAAATTTCGTTGATAGGGAGACATTATCACAATTAGAGATAGATAATACCTACTTCGTTAAATTTGTCGCATACAAGAAAAAAAGGAGTATAGAGCAGAATGCATTGATGTGGGAATTATTGACAAAGATTGACCACAAAATCAATGGAGAACGCTCAAATGATGCGTGGAAGTATTATTGCATCGCTTTAAGAAAAGCAGGGGCTAAGACAGAAATTCTTAAGGCACCTGTTAAGGCATCGGAGGATTTGAAAAAAGTTTTTAGAGCTGTCGAAATCTTGAAGTATGAGGGCGATTATGCCTATTACAGATGTTATTATGGTTCTAGTCATATGAACACCAAAGAAATGTCAATTTTAATTGATTGTGTTCTTGATATGGCAGAAAGCTGTGGCATTGAAACAATCAGTTGGGCTGAAATCTTGAAAGGGGAATAGAAATGAAAAGAGATAAATCAATAGTACAAAAAGATATGAGCAAATGCTTTTTCTGTGGCACGCCATTCAATCTGCATACGCATGAGATATTTTTTGGAACAGCAAACAGAAAAAAATCCATTGAGAATGGATTGTATGTTAGTTTGTGTGCGAGACACCACAACATGAGTGGTGAAAGTGTGCATCTGAATCATGACATGGATTTAAGATTGAAAAGAATCGGTCAAAAGGCATTTGAGAAAAATCACACTAGAGAAGATTTCATGAGAATTTTCCATAGAAATTATTTGGATTAGTGCTATAATAATCAGTGGGAAAGCTAGACAAGGATGGATTAGAAGCAGGAAACTGCTTCTTTTTCTTTTTATATGAAATGTATCTTTTGTGTACTTTTTGTGTACTTTTCTATTTACTTTTTAATCTAGCTAGTATATAATTGTATTTGTAAGAGATATAAGGAGGAAACAAAAAATGAAAAAAATGAAAGTATATATCGATAAGGAACTATTAGAAGAAAAGGGAGCTAAAAAGTTTAAATGGTGCAGTTTTAAAGATTTTGATAAGTTATCACCAGAAATGATGGAACTTACAGGAATCTATGTTAAGCATTCATTATTCAAATTTAATTCTTTGGAATATGATATTTATTTAATGGGTGAAAACAAGTATAAAAACAATTTATGCTGTGATTTCATTGATAAAGATGAATTATAACAAAGAGTCCTAAGCATGACCAAAAACTGCTTATAAAAAATGGAGGAATAAAAAAATGTATAGCATATTTATGAAAGATGGAAAGGTTATTAATGTTGATGCAAAAAGTACAGACTTTTGGGAGGACACTAGAATGTTAAAACTATATAACGGCATAGCCACAGTTGGAGAATTTAATGTGGATAACATAGTCGGCTATGTAAATTCTGATTATGTTGTAGAAAAGGAGGATTAAATATGGAATTAAATAAATATGACTTGGTAGAATTTCTCGTATCACATCTTGATTATATACATTGTGGTAATTGCCCTATTAGAAAAGAATGTGACGAGAGACAAGAAAAATATATTATATGTATAGATGAAGATAAAATCAGAGAAACATTAATTAAAAAATATAATTTATAAGAAAAGCGAGGAAAAATAAAATGAAAGAAGTATTTTCTATTACAGAATTAGCCGAGAGATGGGGGTTAAGAAAAAGAACCCTATATAAGATGGTTGATAGGGGCGATTTAAAGGCATTTAAGGTTGCAAACAAATTTAGGATAACATTGGACGAGGTTAAGAGAATCGAGTCGCAGAGCGTAAAATAGGAGGAAATAAGAGCATATGAGTGTAGTAAGAGTAAATAAAACTTCTGATTATACAATTATCAGCAATAGACACCTAAAAGAAAAAGAAATGTCATTAAAGGCTAAAGGGCTTTTAACATTGATGTTATCTTTGCCAGATGATTGGGACTATTCCATAAATGGATTGGTTGCAATCTGCAAGGAAAATAAGACAGCTGTTAAGAACACGCTGAATGAGTTGAAAAAATTTGGCTATCTTACAGTTACTAAATTATGGGCTAATCAGACTGAAAGCAAAAAGATTGAATATGTATATAATGTTTATGAAGTTCCTCAATCGGTAGAAAACCAAGATGTAGAAAATCAAGGAGTAGGTTTTCTATACCTAGGAAACCAGCCACAATTAAATACTAATAAATCAATAACTAATAAATTAAATACTAAAGAATTAAATACTAAAGATAATAATACATTGTCGAGTTCCTCGACTATTGCTGAAATTGTTGATTATCTCAATTCTAAGACAAGCAAGAATTATAGAGCATCAACAAGAAAAACTAAATCTCTTATAAATGCAAGAATGAATGAGGGATTTACAGTTGATGATTTTAAAAAGGTTATTGATAACAAGACTGCTGAATGGCTAAACACAAAGATGGAGCAGTATCTAAGACCAGAAACGTTATTTGGAACCAAGTTTGAAAGCTATCTTAATCAGAATGTATCTATTGATACATCAAAGAATGTAGATACCGATTATTACAATTCAGATGAATATGCAAAATTGGTTGAGCAGTCCAATCTAGAATTGGAGAAAGAAATGGCAAGTTGGGGGTTAGATTAAAATGCGAGTAGGTACAAATGATGAAAAGACATTAAATAAGACAATGCAGGATAGATTTCCTAACGTAAAAAGAGAAATCTTTGAAGTATGTCCTATCTGTGGTGGCATCAAATATCATTGTTACGGCTATATTGCACCAGAGATACCAGAAACAAAGATTGACTATATTACACAATGTTCCTGTGAAATTGAGCGTGAGCGAGAAATAGAAGATATTAGAGTTTCTGCAAAAATCGATGAAGAATCAAAAAAAGCAGTTTTCAATGCATGTGGCATGAAAAAACTGCAATTAGAAATGCTAGAGAAAACTTTTGTTGGTGGGAATGTCAAGCAACATCAATTCACTATGAATTGGGCTAGAAAATTTAATAAGCAGACACGAAAGGGAATTATCTATTTTGGAAATTGTGGTGTAGGTAAAACTATGAGTGCCTGCAAGGTTGCTAAGGAAGTCCTAGATGGTGGCTATTTGGTTAAATTTGTACAATCTGGGGAACTTTACGACATGATAAGACAATCATATACTACCAACGATAAGGAGGTCTACAAGGCAATACAGGACTATAAATTGTGTGATTTGTTTATCTTAGATGATTTGGGGACAGAAAGCAACAATGATGATTCAAGAGAACGCATCACGCAACTATTGGAAAATCGTATGTCGCAGATGAAACCTACAATCATTACAACGAATCTGAATGAGGGAGACTTTAAAAAGCGATATGGCGAACGTTTTGTATCAAGAACCTATGAGCATTTCTCTAAAGTATATTTCACAGGAAACGACAAAAGAAAATAGCACCTCATTATAATCAAGGTGCTATTTCCCTTTTAAAAGGTATAATATAAGAGAGGAAATGAACGTAGAGGGGAAAAACATGTAGTCTAAAAAACCTCTACAACCTCATTTTAGCGAAAAAATGAAAGTTTTCAACATGCCTATACAATAAAGTGTTGAAATCTATTGAAAATAGTATATAATAATATATAGAAATTGAGGAGGAAATAAAAAATGAAAAAAGAAAAGAAAGTTTTGAAGTTTATCAAAAACTGCAAATGTCCTATTTGTGGAGAGAAGTTTGTAATACCAAAATCAATGAGTGGCTGGGTTTACAAGTATTATGCTAAAGGCAGAATCCATTATGTTTGCAGTTGGAAATGTCTGAACAAGTATAGAGAATCAGAAGAAAATAAAAAAGAGACAAGGGGAGGTTGGAACCGTGGAAAGAAAATTGGTTAAATTGGAAACATTGCTTAATTTATGCAGTGATTTTGATTTGAAGATGGTTCTTCTTACAGAAGAAGATTGTGCTCCTAGAATTGAACCATTGTCAAATGGCTATTATATGGCATTGTGTAAATATAAATATGTACATTTCATTGACCATTTCAGAGATGCTTTTATATTTTCTGTTGATTTGACAGCAGATTACAATAAGGAGGAAAATTTATGAACACAGTGTTAAATGGGTTAGGAACGGTTATCGGTGTTTTATTGGCAGTTGGTTTGTTAGTGATTTTGTTAATTATCGTTGCATGTTTGGTTTGTTCTTTTGTTGATATAGTACAAATTATGTTATTGAAGTTAAAAATCAATAGAATTGCTAAGAAAATCAATAAAGATGTTGATAAGTTCAACAAAAAAGAGATTGATAACAAGGAGGATTAACATGAAAACGATTTTGACAGATAATATCAAAAGATATGAAAATGAATATTTGATTTCCATAAGAAATGAGATTGATGAAGAATTAAAAAGACGTAAAGAAATCAAGGCTAAAAAACTACAAAAAATGCTTGATGATTTCATTGATGAACTTGGCAAAGATGGTTTTGTTGCAAGATTTGGAGCATTGACTATCAGAAGCGGTGCAATTTCGATTGAGGGGGTTAAAGAAAGTGAATAGGTGTAAATCATGCCCTTATGAGAAAAAGTGTTATAAACGGCTAAAAAATGGCAAATTGGCGTTATGTACCGTATCAGATGTTATAAAGAAAGTTGTTGATGCACTTTTGGGGGCGAATGTATGATTGAATTGTTTATAGTATGTTTGATTTTGCTTATTGTAGTGCCTTTAGTTGGCTTTATTCTTGTTGTGGCGTTGGCATTCAAAAATTATGAGGTTATGGAAAATGAAGTACAAGATGAAATACAAAAATCAGAAGATAACAGTAAGTGGAATTAAGTTTGATTCCAAAAGAGAAGCAGAGTATTTTTTATATCTTAAACAACTGCAAAAAGATGGTCTTATCAGTGAACTTGAATTACAGCCAAAATTTGAGTTACAGCCACATTTTAAGTTTAATGGTAAAATGGTAAGGGCTATTAATTACATCGCTGATTTCCGTTATTATGATGTAAAAAAAGGCGAATATGTCGTTGTAGATGTTAAAGGCATGAAAACAGACGTGTATAGGCTAAAAAAGAAATTATTTGAATACAAGTACAATATGGAAATCGTGGAGGTATAGATATGAATGTAGCAACATTAATCGGTAGAATTACAAAGGATATAGATTTAAGACGTACAACCAGTGGAACAGCAGTAGCTAATTTTAATCTGGCTGTAAATCGCATGTTTAAGTCAAATGATGGACAGGACGCAGATTTCATTAATATTCTGGTGTTTGGAAAGACAGCTGAAAACACTGCTCAATATTGCTCCAAAGGTTCATTGGTTGGTGTTAGTGGCAGAATCCAAACAAGAAACTACACAAACAACCAAGGAAATAAGGTTTATGTAACAGAAGTTGTAGCTAATGAAGTGCAGTTCCTAGATACAAAGAAAAAGGAATCATCTAATGAACAGACTAATGATTTTTATGATACGCAGTTCGATGATGATATTGGTTTCTAAATTATGAGAACATCATTTTACATTGCAGTGACAGTAGTTGTTATTGTTGCATTGATTATAAGAGAATGGAGGGATTAGATGTTAGCGTCTCAAGAACGAGCTATTTATAAATACATGCAGAAGAAAAAGCAGTATATTGTTAGGCTCGATAAAGAAGAAGATAAAGAATTGATTGAGTTCATCAATCAGCAGGAAAACAAAACACAGTTCTTTAAAAAATTGTTGTATGAACATATGAAAGATAAGGGATAATCCTTATCTTTTTTTGATTTTATTTAATTTTTTTAAAAAAACTGTTGAATGTAGTTATTATATATGATAATATATAAGCAGATAGAGAAAGAGAGGTAACTAAAATGAAATCAAAAAGAAAAATAGCAAAAGAATTGTTAAAGGTAGTAAAAAATAATGGTAATTATCAGCCAGATGATTATTGGTATCAAGAAGATGAATATGTTGAGGTGGCAACTGATAAAGAAATTATCGACTCATTAATTGATAATGTCACAAGAACAGGACTTAAAGCCCTGCAACATAAAGATACTAAAATCGTATTATTAGGTACATATGAAGCTTCAATATGTATCATCAATAATAAATTAGATACTGATATAGATTTAATTTATATTGGTAGAACATTAAGAGCTGATACACCAACATTGATTTAATAGGAGGAAACAAAAAATGACAAAGAAAGATTTAAGAAAGTATAAATATGGAATGAGATTAAGAGGTTTTTCAATGGGGTGTCAGCCGATGAATGGATTAATAGATTGGCAGGACACAGATGGCAAGTATTACAGTGAATTAACATACAACAGGAAGTTAAGCACTGAGGAATGTGAGCAGTATGATTTAGATTATATTGGGGAAGTATAAATCCCCAATATAAATAAAAAATAGATTGAAAAGGAGAAACCAAAAAATGACAAAGAAAGAATTAAGAAAAAAATTAGCATATCAGATGCAGGTTAAAATTATTGCATCTGATGAATTAAAAAAATCAAAAAGAATGGTTGATTTGAAAGAGCATTACCATGAAATGCGTGGATTTATTCAAGCATATGAGTTCGCTTATAGACAAGGCAAAGGAACCAAATGGGAATTGCTTGATTTGTTGGAAGCACATTACAAAAATGAAATTGATTCTAACAAGTTTGTGACAAAAATGAAAGAATTATTAGCATAGGAGGAAATAAGTTATGGAAAATTTGGTTGTTGGTTTGATTAGGGGCAGACATGATATGCCCTGCGATAAATATATTTTTGATTCTGGTGTGAAAGATATTTTTGATTACAAAGGAATCAGAAATCATATCAAAAGATTTATAAAAGAAAATTTAGAAGTGGAATGCAATCCTGTTTTTGAGGGTTGCACTTCCTATGGAGACACATTTGAATATAAATCAAATAAGCGTCTTATTGTGTACGTCACGGGCTTAAGCTGTGTATTGGCTGAATTAATTTCAGCGTGTGCCTGTGATGGAATCGATTTAACATTAATGCACTACAATGCAGAGACAGAGATGTATGAACCACAGGAAATGCGATTCCCTAGGGTTTTCTATAATTCAGAGTATTAAAGGAGGAATAAAAAATGGAAGATGTAGAGTTAGTAATTAAGATACCACGAGCATATTATGAGTTAGTCCTTGAAAGATGCAAAGACCCTGTTCTGTTAAATGCTTTTAAGAATGGCATACAACTTCCTAGAGGGCATGGCAAACTAAAAGATACTGATAAGATTTTAGACGAACTTGAACGATTAAGAGATAGCTGGAACCATTATGGGAATGAATATGAAAGTGGTAAATATGAAGGATATGATTATGCTTTAGATGAAGTTCTGAATGCACCAATAATCATAAAAGCAGATAAGGAGGAATAGGAAATGAAAATAATAGCACATACATTTTTTATTATGTCAATTATAAGTTGGATAGGATTACTGCCATGCCTGATTGCAATTAAGATATTATCGTTACCATATAAAGAGCAAGTTGCATTTTACTTTTCTGTAATGCTATTAGTCATGGGAATATTAGCCTTAGCATTGGTTATATTTTATGACATGTAAAAGGGGTGGTTAGATGTTAGTAATCAAAGGAAATGAAATGCCAAAAAGCTGTATGGGGTGTCCATTGTTCGATGGAGAATATGGCACTTGCAATGTTATTGGAGAAACAAAAGTAGATATGACAGAGGAGCGAGCAAAGAATTGCCCTCTTGTTGAAATTGTTATTTGTAAGGATTGTAAGCACCTTTTCCATATAGAAGATGTACCTAAAGTATTGGTTTGTGGAAAACACAATTGTCAGCAAGTATCGAAAAATTTCTATTGTGCAGATGGTGAAAGGAGAGAGAAATAATTATGAAACAAGCATTTTCTATTGCAGAAATATATGATTCTA